TCAGCCATACGCATATGCTTTTCGAATACTTCACCAGTATCGTTATTTTTAAATGTGTAAATCATGGTAGTTGATATAGTCCTTTTTGTTCAGTTTCTAAAAACCAAGTTGGTGTTTGACGGGTTGTCCATACTGCAAAGTCTTTCTTTTCATTCTTGTAGTAATTACGATAAGCTATAACTGGATCTTTATGTTTACAATAGTCTGGCATACACTGTGGAAATTCAGTAAGACCAACATCATCGATATTACTTGGTGAAGCTTTAAGTAACGTTCTTAACTTACGATCAGTCTCATGGATTTTACCATAGCGATAAGTATACTCATCACATAATGCAACGAATAATTTATAATGCCAATTGTAGTTTTGTTTTGATTGCCTTGTCCATATAGTAGACGGATGATTTACGTGTACACCTTTATAGAATAAATCATTATTCTCTTCTAAGCGCCAACGTTTGATACGACGGCCATTCTTTGTCCTATCTTGATATTCAGTACCATCGAGAACACGATGTGTGGTTGATAACATTTGAGCAGCTTCGATAATCATCTTTACGACATGTTTATCGCAATGCTGTTCGGCGGATTTTATTGGTGATTTGTTTAAAAAGAATATATTCATAATGTATATTATACCACAGTTCTAATGAAAAGTAAACCCCTTTATGACATTATTTATCATAAAGGGACTACTCTAGATTTTACCACCTCCTTACTTATGATGCATACCTTAATTGTTCAATATACTCATCCAGATAATCGATCTTCTTTTGCATCTTAAATGCTTTATCTGACTTTCCCTTTTTCAACAGCCGTTCTCGATAGTATGTTGCTTTGTTCCTATCTTTCTTCAACCGCTCGATCTCTTGTAACCTCATATACGATTTCTCCATATAGATTAATTTGATCATGATATAGGTATTTAAGCTAGGATCCTCCTTTTTACAGTTGGTTAATAAATCACTTTTGAATAAGAGTTGGGAATGCTTCGGAGACTAATTTTAAGGTTACCCCTTTATATTTTCCAGTCAACTTCTTATCTTTCATTAATATTAATAGTTCTGCTTCTTCTGGAGTTACTTTCTCCAAAACTTTGATGAACTTAAGTTCCCTAACACTTGCTTGTAAAGCATCACCTTCATATCCTTTTGCAAAGAATCGATACTCACTAGACACAGAACCAAAGCCTAGCTTAGATTCTTTATTAGGAGTATAGGGAGGTGAACCCTTAGGTAAATTAAATTCGAGAGATTTGTCAAACGCACCTTTAAGAAAGGTCTTAAGTTGACGTGATTCGTTCGCTATTAAAAATTCTTTTTTCTTTACAGCCGTTTTAATCTTAGCTATTTTCTCAAAGAATTCATGTAGTTGTACTTCGTTATCCATTGTTATAAAACTCCTCGACACATTCAATCAGTAAACTGCATCGCTTTTTAATTAAATAATTCAACACTTTCATTTGCATTGGCTTTTTAGTGTTATCAAAAGTATTTATAATCTTTTCATACACTGGTTTAGGTATTTCACTTAAATCGATCAGAGTCTTATTACGTTGATAATTACGATATAACTCTTCACTTAATACCTCTTTTAAGTTCTCTGCATTATCCAACCACTCTTCAAGTTGCTTAGCACTCACTGGAGTCTGTCTTACAGAATCAACGAATACATTATCTCCTGACTTGACGTTAGGAATACCATCACCTTTATCACCTTTCATGATATGATTAAAACGATAGATATGCGGATTCTTATCAGTTACTTCTTTCTTTTGCATAGGACTAAATTGTGATACATCATTAAAGCGATGTAGTTGAATAAAGTCTTTATCGGATGAGATGATTTTAATTGGTTCACCTTTACCGAATTCTTGAGCTTCTAAAGTAAGAGCACCAATGACATCATCAGCTTCACAGCCTTCTAGATGAATAACCTTATAAGGTAGATTCTCTTTAATCTCATCTCGTACTAGATTTAGAATACGAAAGATTTCAGGCCAATCGGTATCAGACTGTTCATCTCTACTTTTTTTACGGCTAGCTTTATATTGAGGAAAGTATTCCTTTCTCCATGTATTCATACCATCACAGCATATAACCATTTGACCATACTTTTGACGATACTTCTTATTGTACATACGAATACTGTTAAGTATCATATGTCGTATCATCTGTTCATCATTTAGTTTTTGCACTATAATGTTCGATAGCGCAATTTGATTATAATCAATCAATATCATTTTCGTCACTCTTTTCAGTTAATAATTCTTTTAGTTCTTTACCTAGCTCTTCCAACTCAGCATCAAATTCAGCATCATCAAAGTCACCCATGAGTTCGTCTAATTTAGTGTTAGCATTATCTAGATCTTCTTGGAATGGATGTTCCATACCCTTATAACGATAGAATGTTCCAGCAAGCATATTAACAACTGCTGACATGTCTTTCATTTCATATTTATCTGGGTTAGTAAAATCCATGTCTTCAAAGCCATCGATAAATTCATTACCGCGTATAGCTTGATCCATGAGTTGAAAACAATATTGTGCTAGTTCAACACATTCTTCTTTTTGAATTTCGATACGATCGTCTTCTTGGATGACATGATCGATCTTTTCATCGATGACTTGCTTTAATCGTTCTGAGGTGGGGAATTGTATTACATTGGACATAGTATTAACCTTTACTAATCATAATTTAATATATATTATAACATACTTTTGGACAAATGTAAACTACTTTTTTAAGTTTTTTACTGATGGTGCACCAATCTTACATCCTATGAAGCCATTATAGTAGTCATCAGTCAGAAGGACATCCCTGTCAAACTGCTCCTTGGCTTCCATGTATGCACATTCTCCTTTGGTTTTACACAAGTGAATGATCTCTCTTTTAAAATGACTAGAGCCATCTTGATTGATATCTTCATTAAGTGAATTAGATGAACCGAAATAAGTCTTCCAATCCGATTCAACTAAGGTCTTCTTCCTTCTCTTTCTGGTCTTAGTAATCCCTAAGGTTTTCTTAAACCAAAAGAACTTCTTACCAACATACATCTTACCAGTTTGCTCATTCGTTATGAGATACACAAACCCGTAATAGTCGTCAGAACTAAAGTCTTGAGGAGGAACATATTCTTTATCATTATATAACCACATGTATTATATATAAAAGAACCGGCGCGTACATTATGTATTGCAGAGGCGCCGGCCGTGTTAACTAGTCATCAAAGTCAAGCTCTTCAATATGGTCTTCGATTGGTTCACCACATATAGGACAAAACTTAGGATCATCTTCTTCACATGATACTCGTGATTTATTATAGCACATCGGACAATCTATTTGTTTTACACTCATAATGATTGCCCAGAATTTGTTAACATTTTCAAGTCATCTAATGTACGAGATACTCCGCCAATAGTAATCTGTGGAAATGTCTTTGCATCTGGAAATATTGCGAATAATTCTTCTCGAGTAAAATCTACATCTAATTTCTTATATGTACACTTAATCTCGATAGGTGTAGCACTATCTAGATTTTCCATTAGATTCTTTGCAGTGACACACTGCGGGCATGATTCTTTTCCGTATACTATTACTTCAATCATTATATCTCCTATAAGCTCAGTGCGGCTAGTGTACTACCAGTAACATCTTTCTTAACTCCACCCGTAACATAAGATGTGATCTCTGTTTCTTGTGGTGCTACCTGTACATTGCCGCCGCCAATCCACTTTTCAGTCCATGGCAGAGGGTTTGTTTTTGATACATGATACGGTGAATGAATACCCAAAGCTCTCATTCTCTTTGTGCTGATCCATTCAACATAATCACATAATAATTTTTCATTAAGACCAATCATTGATCCATCTTTAAATAGATAATTAGCCCATTGCTTTTCTTGTTCTACTACACCTACGAATAACTTTTCTACTTCATCAGCCAATTCAGCTTGAATCTTTGTATAATCGGGGTCTTCTTTTAATAGGCTCTTAATCATTACTGTACTGCCAGCAAGATGAACGTTCTCATCTCTTGCAATAAACTTGATAATCTTTGCGTTACCTTCCATCTTCTTTAATTCTGCAAATGCCCATGAGCATGCAAACGATACATAGAACCTTATGCCTTCTAAAGCGTTAGCACACATAAGAGCTAACCAGATCTTTTTCTTATGTTCATATAAATCTACTGGATGCCTGTAGTCAGGATCGTTATGAACATTTGCTTCAGTTAGATCATCATAGTATTTACTTATATCTGCTGCACAGTCCATAATCTCAGAGTTATCCATAATACCATCAAATACAATTGAAGGATCCGGATATATGTTACGAATGATATGTGTATATGAACGACTATGAATTGTTTCAAAGAATGCCCATGTAGTAATCCAGTTCTCTACTTCAGGGAGTGAACATATAGGCAAGAATGCATCTAATGGTTCTCTACCTTGAACTGAATCTAATAGAATTTGTCTCTTTAAGTTGCTTGTAAAGATATGTTGTTCATGCTCATCCAATGAATCGAAGTCTTTCTTATCCTTTGATACATCTACTTCTTCAGGTCTCCAAAAGAAACCTAATTGCTTATCAGTAATCTTATCGATGTTCGGATATTTTACGGTATCATACCGTGCGATATCTACTGATTCGTCTAAGAACATCATTTTATCTAAATGTGACTTGGTGCCTTTTTTCATATTTTACAGCTCTCGCAATCTTCTTCTGAATTATCTCCAGCACCATCATGGGTGTTGAAATAATATAATTGTTTTAGTCCATACTTGTAAGCAGTCACAAGATCAGTTACCATCTCTGACATAGGTACTTTATTATCTTCAAAGAACTGAGGATTATAAGAGGTATTCACACTAATCCCTTGATCAATATACTTCTGTAGAATTGCACAGATTTTTAAATAACCATCAGGTGATTCTTGATCCCATAACAAATCGTACTTGTTCTTTAAGTGATGAATGCCAGGAACAACCTGAGCCATTACTCCATCTTTTGACTGCTTGTATGATACTAATGCTCTTGGTGGTTCAATACCATTAGTACTATTACTTATTTGTGCTGATGTTTCAGCTGGCATAAGAGCCATAAGTGTTGAGTTACGTATACCACTATCTTGAAGCTGTTCACGCAAACTCTGCCATGGCATTCTTTCGTTAGGCTTAACTAAATTATCTACTGCTTCCTTATATGTATCAATTGGAAGAATTCCACTACCATATTTAGTCTCATAATTTTTATTGATTTTACCTTTCTCAGAAGCTAAGTCAGCAGATGCTTTAATAAGATAATACGACCATGCTTCGGCATATTCATCAACTGTATCAAATGCACTATCATCATACTTTAATCCACGCTTAGCAAGGAAGTATGCAAGGTTAATGATACCAACGCCTAGTGGTCTACGATTCATTGTTGATCGATATGCAGCTTCAATTGGATAATCTTGGTAATCTAATAACGCATCAAGTGCTCTTACTGATAACGTACAATACTTTTCAAACTCAGATGGATCATTAATAAGACCCCAGTTGATTGCTGATAGAGTACATAGACTAATTTCACCATTAGGATCATCAGCTGATTGTAATGGTTTAGTTGGTAAATCGATTTCGCAACAAAGATTACTCATACGAATAGGAGCAACCTTTGGATGAAATGCGCCATGCTCGTTTGCATGATCAACATTCATCACATAGATTCTACCAGTATCTTTACGTTCACTTAAAAGACTTTGGAATACATCAAGTGCAGGCATAGTCTTTTTACGAATAGAAGTCTTTCTTTCATACTCTTCATATATCGCTTTAAACTTATCTTGATCTGAAAAGAATGATTCATACAGACCAGGAACATCATGTGGATCAAAGAACGTAATGTTACCACCAGTTAATAAACGCTCATACATAAGTTTATTCATTTGGAAGGTATAATCCATATGACGTACACGATTCTCTTCAGTACCTTTATTATTCTTTAATACAACTAAGTCTTCAAACTCATAATGCCATAATGGTAAGTATACCGTAGCGGCTCCACCTCGGACACCGCCTTGGCTACATGACTTAACAGCAGACTGAAAATATTTTAAAAATGGAATGAGACCTGTATGTACAATAGAACCATCACCTACACTTGCTCCGGCAGCTCGAATAGAACCAGCACCGATACCGATACCAGCTTTCTTAGAGATATATTTTACAATACTTGTTGAAGTCGCATTAATAGAATCGAGACTATCGCCGGATTCGATAAGAACACAACTGGAAAATTGCCGAGTGGAAGTTCGGACTCCAGCCATAATAGGTGTAGGGAGTGAAAT